ACAGACACTTGGACTGGGGACCTCTACGGGCGTGCTGATTTGCACAATGTCAAAGAATTTAACCCTTTGTTTAATGAATTACCCTACAAACTGCACGACTACTGTAAAACCATAGGCGTCAACAGCGAGCTTTTTGACTTCCATTACGTAAGATCATGGGGCACAAGAGCCCAACATAAAAACAATACGCCCGCCCATGCACATACATATGCTCATTTAGCAGCCGTTTACTACCCACTAGTACCAGAAATAAGCGGTGATTTAATCATAGGAGCCGACGGTAACAAGTGCCACAATGAAATAATCCCAGATTTATTTAGTGATGAAAGTTATAAAGACCTCTTAACAAACAACCAGCGAGTAGAAAGACACGTTAGCATAACTCCCAGAGACAACGCTTTAGTTATATTCCCCGCAAAAACCGACCATTTAACTACTTTTAATGAGTCTACAGAAATACGGTATTCAATTGCTATTGATATATTAATGACTTTAAAAAACACAAATAACAATGAGTACTGCTTACCACCAGTAGATACCTGGAGAAAAGCATGACGCTGCAAGACGACTACCTCCCATTAGATTCTTTTTTACTTAAAGAATTACAAAACTTTGATACTTGGTTAGAGCTATCTGACTCAGCTACCGTATACAACAAAGGTCTTGAAGGCGGATATAAATGGTGGGATGGCAAAACAGAACCAGTTGACATATGGCAAATGATAATTGAAAAAGTATGGGGTCACTTAGACGTAAATACTATAGCAGGATTTGAATATTGGGCTAACGTATTAAGTAAAAACAACGAGCTAAGCTGGCACCAAGACAAAGATGAAAAAGAATATGACATAAGCGGTAAAACTATATGCCCATCAGTAAGCACCGTTTACTATGGCTATAACCACCAAGTAGAGGGTGGCTTTATAGAAATAGGGTTACCTAATAGTACAGACAAAAAACAAACTGAACGCATACAACCTAAATTTAATAGAATAGTAACCTTTGACCCTTCTAGATGGCATAGAGTAATGCCTATAAAAAGCGGCGTGCGATTAGCATTCCAAATAAATATATGGGAAGACCGGCCTAGTTTCCTTGAGTAGCAGCGTCAAAAACAAACGCTTTGACTTCAAGCTCCCAATTAGCATTACTTTCACTAGTATCATTACTGCCCAGCAAAGCCATATCTCCAGTATTATCTTTTTTTATAATTTGAGCAAAACCATTCGCTCCAACAAAAATTATAACATCGGTATTAGTTTTTAATATAGTCGCGCCTTCATTTTGACCACTACCATCGTCCGTTGAACCCGGTAATATAACTTCATCCCCAACTTCAAAACTAAACTCCGCTTCAATACAATGTGCAGTTACTTGAACTAAATCGGGGGATCGGCCTAAACCATGTTGAAAAGTAAGAGTACAAGATTGAAAAGGCCGCTGCCGTTCACTAGTAAACATCCGCATGCGACCAGTCCCAACAAAACCTCGGTTCTGTGCGTTAACAGCGTTTGGTACATACTTAGCATTCTTTTCAGGTGACTCAGCAACTCCAGCATCTACTAACTCCCGCACTGTAACGTTGCGATCTAAAGCGTTGCCTCTTATACCAACCGACCCTTCTAACAGTTCGTTTAATTGTCGTAAGTAATGCTGCAAGTTAGCGTCAATAGTAGTCGGTATAGCAGGCACACCGTTAACCCTGCGCTTAGTATTCTTATCATAATCACTCATATAGCTTTCATCTCTTGTGTGCTTTGAGCAAGACAAACTTCGTTAACAGGTTTATCACCAGTAATTGTTATCTCCCACTCTATACCTAAAGCACTAGGAAGCCTCATAATTGATTCGTAAAGAATAAAATCAGCTACCCCGCTCGGTGTAGTAGTCTCCTGGTATAATACACCTGCAGCTGTTTTAGCTAAGTTAGCTTTAAATATTTCTACGCCGTCTGCTGCAACAGCTATTTCTAACTTAGGTGTGGCGGAAGCACCACTATCATAAAGCGGATACTCATCTGCATGTACAGAAACATAAGACATACTAACTGGATAAGGAGCCACAAACTTTTTACTTTTCCAAACATATGGCAACACTGCAGTATTACTGCCGCCAAATTGTTTTATATTAACTCCCTCTACTACGTACAAATTATCGTCACTAGGATCGTTATAAACAGTTAAAGCTGTTGCGCTTCTAGTTAAATTACTTAAAGCGGACTCAGGAGTAGTAGGATCAAATTGCCAACCACCAAATGATTCACTTGGATCAGTAAAAAAGGCAACATATTTACCCTCGTGCTTACTAGCTATATAATTTTGCGCTTTATATGTGTTTATCCACTGATGATATGAAATTAAACCAGCCGTTATTATATCTGCCCCACTAGTTGACACAGAACAAAGACCATCTGGCCCTGCATAAAATACAGACTCACCCATGTCTACTACGGAATCGACGTTTATACACGCCTGCGCAAAATCTATTTGCGTACCAACCATAACACTCCCATCATTGCCAGAGAAAAAGTATGGTTTACCTTCAGTAAGAACAAATATACCGTTACTAACAGCACCTAAAGCTACAATTTTATCTTCTACAGTACGTCTATATTCAACAGGCCACGCGTGCGGTAAAAAAGCTTCGCTAAAACAAAGGCGCGTCCCAGAAAACCCAGCGAACATTCCGTTTGCCATTTCAGTAAGGCCTTGCATTGGCCCATCTGGATATAAAAACTCGTCATCGTTAGGCGGTCCAATCCACGAAGTACTAGGTAATACCTCTCCTAAAAAACTAGCATCTTTAGTATCTATGTAAGCTGTATTACTAAACGGAATCTCGTCTACAAATTGAAACAACGTATCTGCAGAGCCTGTATTTGACCTATAAATTCGCTTAATCGCACCAGAATTTTCAGCAAAATTGTATTCTGAATTACTCATTAAATTTAATTCTTCAGAGCCAATGTTACTTAAAACTAATGATTGACCAAAACCAAATCTAGTAGGTATTGACGGCGCACTAGGTGGGCCTTCTTCTCCAAAAGCAGAAACAAATGTATACACATATGAAACTAATAAAGTAGATATAGCTGCATTTGCTGCACTTACATTACTTGCCGTACCTTTTGTGTTTGAACTTATACTAACTTGCTCGCCTTCTGCAACCCCCACACTCATAGGACGTCTTGGCGTAGGTATACCTAATCTAAATTTAGATATGTTAGCTCTAGATCTAGTTGCACCAGGCGATGTAGTTCCTACCAACTGCTCTTGGCCTGCCACAGCTGGATATGTTTCTCCAGTCCAATATAATCTTTTAAACTTATCAGAAGTAACGGGGGTTTTTGCAACTTTAACTCTATTCTTAAATTCTAAATAAGTTTTACCAATTTGTTGATAAGGTTTTTTAACAGTTACAGTTTCACCAGCGTACCTACTAGCCGCCCACCCAACTCCAAAACTAGGCGTGCGCTCTGTCCAAACCCGTGCTGATTGGTCTAAAGAAGCAAGACTTAAGCACCTATATTTATAAAAAGACTCTGTTAAAATTTGCCCATTAATTGACGTAGTAGCAGGTATAGGCTCAAGTATGTAGTACTCATCGTACTGAGCAAAGTTGCCATCTAGTCTAGCTGCATCAAACTCGCCATAATCGTCATCTGTAATCGTAACTAAATCATCAACTGTAATAGTATTAGCAGTATTAGAGACAATAGTCCCTTTTGTGCCGCCTGTTACATTTACTAATGTTTTACCTATTAACAAATCAAAATCAACTGGGAAGTTTTTAGTACCGTCAGTAAGCGTTGTGGCAGATGTTCCAGAATTAGTTTTACTGCCCGTAACAATACTTTGATTTGTATCTAATACTGTATGTATACCATTCAACACATGTACTTTAACAACATCTAAGATTTGCCAATATGGACCACCATGCTCGTCTGCAAACGGAGTTATTGGAGTAGCTGCAGAAGTTGTAGGCGTAGCTTCAAAGTTCATCATAGTAGCAACATCACGTATGCTTGTTTGAGAACCATTATTTGTGTTGTTACCATTAACTAAGGCCACATTAAGCGCACTACCATCGCTAGCAGTACCAAAACCTTTAAAACAAACAATATCGCCTTGCTCTAAAGTTATTTTAGATGCGCCAGGGGTAGCAGCATCGCTAGCGGTTCTATCACCACTTGTATTTGCATCTGATGTAATTGCATCTTCAAACGCTAAAACGCAACCCATGTTACCAATTGCGCCTGCTAACTTACTAATTGGATGGTTAGAATGAAATGTAGTCCAATCATAAAGATAATCGTCAGCATACTCATAGTTTAAAGTAGAACCATCAGTACCCAACCTAGTTCGTTCCATAGTTTTAGTAAACACCGTGCCTGCATGATTAGCAAAATAAGGATCTAAACCAAAGCCAGACCTAGATGTCGCATTACTATCTGTAGAATCTCCCCAAGGATTATGGAATCCGGTAAAAATACCTGTAACACCCGGCATATCCCAATAGTCAGTACCGCCTTTAAAATCTGCAGTGTGCAACAGAACATTAGGCTCTACGGCGATTGTATACCTATCACCAGTATCAAAGTTATTAGCTACGCCACTGCTAAACAAATCATTAACTGTTACCGTTTGTGCTGTAGCAGCATTATCTAGTACAACACCTGTAGCTGAATCAGTACCATCTAATTTGTAATTAGTTAAAGTAGACCCTATTAAAATATCATCTGAGGTGTTATAAGTTTCAGCACTATCTGTTAACACAGTTGCTTGGTTATCGCTACCAGTATGAGTACCAGCACCTATAAAATGAGTGCGCTCAAAGAATATAAAAGTATTAGTCCCATCATATTCAAAAAACGAAACTGTGGCGGTTCTACCAGAACTACTACCAGTTAAAGTAGATCCGACTAATAAATCAGTTCTTTTATCGCCTGCTACTTTTATATACTCAGCCCACAAAAAAGCTTCTGCACCATAATAATTAGTAGCTATATATCTAATAGGGGGGTATGCAGCAGCGCCGAACATTGTATTTGGCTTAGATATATAAGTTTTATTTACATCTGTAGCTAAAGTAGCCGTAATAGGTGTTAAAGCATTTGAAAAACGTAGATGATGAGTAGTGCCAGGGTTAAATAAACTATCAAATAAAGACTTAGTAATCGTTTTAATCCAATAAGCAGTACCAACACTACTAACTGTAAAAGTTAAGCCAGTTTCGCTTGCGTTATCAAAATCTAAAATCCAAGCACCGCCTGTTTCTGCGCCTGCAATTTGACCATCAGTAAAATTAGAATTAGTGTATATTTTTAAACTAGTATTAGTGCCGAGATGATCACTAGTAAACGGCGTTGTACGTTGATTAACAGTGCCGTAATTTTGATCACGTAAATAAACTACAAGTCCGTACGAAGTAGTAGAAGTAGAAGTAGTATAATTATATAGGGTGCTACTAGTAACATACACTGCATTAATATCATCAACTAACGTATTGTTAGAGCTATAAAAAGACCCTTTTATAAAATAACCAAAAAGAAAATAACCGCCAGCTGCAGACGTAGGGTCTATAATTAGATCAGTATTAGTAGCGTCAGTAAAAGAATCAATTTTATATTCGTATGGATATATACTTTGTATTGGAATACTTGCAGAAGTAGACGACGTAGTTACAACTTCATCTGCTGGTTGGGCTACTAATTTACCAGACTCAAAATCGACACTAGTCGCATCTTGAGCAAAATTATTATTTAACCTTCTTGCAGATATAGCAGGTGCTACGCCATTAAACTTTTCTACTTTAAAGTATGCCATTTACTTTGCCTTCTTTTTGGCCTTTGCTTTTGCTTTTGGTTTAGCTGCTTTACGCTCAGGCTCTAAGTCATGCCGTTTTAAAACACGGAGGGATGCTTTAACAGACCCTTTAAACGCAACCCAACGGGCTTCTATAATTAATTTATATTTACTAACTAACGCTTTTAATTCTTCCCAAAAATTCTTAATCATAATTTATCCTAATGGTGATGATGCGGCATCAAGACCTTTCCATAGATCATCAACTTCGCGTTTAAAAGTTTGAACATCCTGCTCAAACTTTTTAATCATGTCAGCCATAGCCTTGTACTCATTTCTAACCTCAATCCAATCTTTTTCCATCGCATTGACTTTAGCTGTAGATTCTGAGGCATTTGACAAGACTTCAGCTTGTCGCTCTTTTATGCTATTAAGTAATGTGTCAAGTTCAGCGAGCTTACCTTGCAAATGCCCAAGATCATTATCCTCTATTTTAGTGCGAATGGAAGCTAATTCTAACTCCATAGGTTCAATATCAGGTATAGACTCAATAGTTGCTTCTAAGTTAGCCTCTATATTATCAATGCGAGACACGAACTCGCTCGCCGCCCATATACCACCGCCAATAGTAGTAGCAAAAGACATAAGGATAGCAATATAAATACCCTTAAACTTAGTGCCGCCTACATCTAATTCAATATCTTCAATGCCCATCCAAATGCCCTTGGACTTTTAAATCTCTGCATATCATAGGCCATCCACCGAAGTAGTTATCTTCCTCTAGAATAACCCATTTACATATATCTCCTATCAATGTACTGGCGTTAGCAAGAGCTATTTCACTGTCTTTCTTTTCGTAGTTAATGCCTACGCAAAAGGCGATGATTAGAGTGCCTACCCAAACTATAGCTAAGACGCTTCTTCTTATGTGCATTATAACCCTCCAAGATTGCCATTTTCGTTATTGAACTGTGTAGTAGGCGTTTCGTTTTGAACATCTAAAACATCTTGCACTAACTGCACTGGGTCATACAATTTAGCGTTTATATTATAACCAGACCCCATAGAAGCTACTGTTTCACCAGAACCGTAACTGTAAGCGCTGTACATTTCATTAATAGTAACAGGAGGAGTATCACCGTAAAAGCCGTCATAGACCTCTGTAGTCGCCTGCGTCCACCCTATATTGTCTGCATTGTTAAAGAATACGCCTTGCAGAACAGTGTCAGTAGCGTTATCCCATGTGATGGTCATTTGATCTGACCAAGCATCGTAAGCCACTGTAGAATTGGTCATGTTAGATAATGTGGCAATACCATCGTGGTTGATCATTGCAAGGGTTGCGCTATCTTGGCTTGCCCATAGGCTTGCACTAGCCGCTTGTGCTTTATCTTCAATAAGATCAAGTGATTGGTTGAATGTAACGACTGTTGATTGGTCAATTTGTACATCATTCGCACGAATGTAATTTTGTAACTGGATGCGGTCTTCATCAGTTTGAGCGTTAATAGCCTCTGTATATATTGCTTCTGCCTTTGAAATTTCTGTAGCTGCACCTGAGAATAACTCAATAGCCGCTTCCATTTGATCCATATTCTCTTCATAACTATCCACCAGTAAGTGTTCTGCTGAGTAATAATTAGCGTTAGCCGTATCTAATATAGATTGATTGTAGTACGCGACTTCTAATAAGTCGATTTTATGGCTATCTGTCCTACCCGCTACTGGTACAATAGTACCTGCAACGCCTGTAGGGTCAGTTGGTACGCCTAAAGCCATCTCGACTACGCTGGCTTGAGCATCACTGACCTGTGTATTAATGTAATTAGCGGTATTGACTAGCTCTTGTATCTCAACAAAATCACCTGCTGGGCGCAAAGGGTTTATGTTTGGGTCTATTAGCGCCCCAAATGTAATTGCTTGAGGGTAATAAACGCCGGTATCACCGCTTAGTGGTGCGGAAACGCTCGCTAACAGACTTACCGCTAGTATCTTCTTTTTCATCGCCATTTCCGTTTTCTCCATTGATGCCTAACGCGACATCGAAATATTCCTTGTTACCTTTATATCCCCTTACAAATAATGTGGGTTTACGCTTCATCATTAGGTACGCATTCTTACCCGCAACCACCTTACCGGCTACAACAAGGGGACATGGTGTCCCTGACTCAAACATTGATAACCATACATCATCACTTTGGCACATTCTGGTTATTGCAGCTATTTTCATATTTAACGTAAACAGCATTTGAGCGTCTTTTCTTCTGTTGCAGTCATGGTCTATCTGATACCTACCGGCACTTACACCAATTTGTAACGTGGAAACTCCACCACTTAAACTCTTCAAACAACTATCGTTGCCACCCGACATCAGGCTTGGCGCTACTGCTGAGGCTACGGGTATTTCGCTAGCACTACCTGCGCCATTGTACTGGTTAGTATTGGTTACAGTCTCATTGTTACTGTCAACCGTAGCCCCCTGTTGGTTAGTATTTAAGTCACCAGATTGCGTTGAACTGTTACCACTATCTGTCTGTCCAAAGCTAGATGAACTTATCAGCAACAAAAGTAATAAAAATCGCACCATATATTCCTAATATGTATTGTTCTAATCGCACAAATCTTTTTGCGCCCTCATCAAGTCGCTTATCAATAGCCTCTAGCCTGACAGCGCAGATTTCTTCATGTTTTTCTAATTTTGCTAGTAATTCTTTAATAGTCATAGTGTAATCACATTTTGTGCGTAAGTATGGTTGTCGGGTGCAGTAACTGTATTGTCCCTAGTCAAAGACTGATCTTCTCGTAGTGTTGGTATAGTGTCGCAGTATACGTCTGCTCCACCTCTACTTATTGGGTTCGCCAGTATCGTTGTCATTCCATCGGCTTTAATAAAAGCATTTATAACTTGCGCCCAGTTATCCCTGTCGTATAAATATGACCTAGAACCTGCCTTGTTTTTGCCAAATAGCTGAAATTTATCTGTCCATTGTGTGCCTATCTTTAAACCAAACCACATAGCGTATAATAAATCATCATCGTAATAGCCTATGATTTTATACTCAGAAAAAGTAGATAAATGTGCTATCTCTGACTTTATCCATGCTAGCTTTTCTGCGTCAGTCGTCACATCATCTGGATATATTAAAGTACCACCCGCATCTATCTTATCTTTGCATTCTTCGTAGCAACGATCAAAGTCTGCTTCAGGGTAATCACTTAGCCATTCACATCTATACGCCATCATCACTCCTTAATTCTACAGCCAATAGTTGGCCGTTGTTATATGCGTTGCTAAGTAAATTGCTTACATAACTCCAAGTCCAAAGTGAACCTGGAGTACCATAAGAATATCTTGCACTTCTTGATAGTTTGTTTTCCTGACCAGTGCTTGTGTTAGTCATAACCAAAGTTTTAAACCCCCCTACATCAGTATCTGCAACTGTACCTTGCAACTGGAAATTTAAACCTACTGCACCACCACTTGAGTTAGAAACATGCTGTATCTGTAGTAATTCATGAGAAGTGTTACCTGCTGTTTCTAAACTAGATTTGGTTACACTGCCTGCTGGAGTAAACGAAGTTGTAGTGCTAAAACCATAGTGAAAGTACGTTGACGAAAATTTACCTAATGATACTATAGTTGCTCTGCGACCAACGGTCAGAAAAGTTAAGTCTATTTGCGCCCCTGCGCTTGCAGTTACGCCTATCATGAGTTATCTACCACTCCAGAACCAAATAGAATCCATTCATTTGCGGCTACTGCAACTAAAGTAGCAACACCGCCAGCAACAATATGTGGGTCGGTTGTGCCAACATCTGCTACAGTAGCACCTGTGCATATATTTATGTTTTGTGCATCACCACTTTCATTTAAATCAAATATTATTTTAGCGGATGCACCTGAACCAGTTGAAGCATTGACTAAATGTATCTGCTCGCCTATAGCAACATCTTCTGTACATTGTGGAACGCCTAAAGTTAAACTACTGCTATCACCAGTGTTTGTATAGACAACTGTTTTGCCAACATACCCAGCTACAGTTGCGTGTCCAATCGTTGAGCCGTCTGTGCTTTGGCTATGTATTACTGCCGCACCTTTAGCGATGGTAGCTGTGGCTGCGTTACCTGTGGTGTCTTGATTAAGGGTTGCTACTCTTGCGGCTGCGACAGTTCCTGAATTAATCTGCTCGCCACTAATAGACTTGTTTGTAAATGTTGTTGTGCTGTCTGCGGTAACAGTAATATCAGATGTTAGTGCTAGTGTTCCTGTTGACGAAGGCAAAGTTATTGTCTTATTGGAAGCTAAGGACGATGGCGGTTTAATAAAAATTAAGCTTCTTTGACCATCATCACCGCCATCGTGTGTTTCAAATATTAATTGTGCATCGCCACCACTAGCAACTGAATCACCTTCTGAATCTATATCGCACCCTATATAAACAGTCCCTTGATCTGCTCCGTCTTGACCTTTTCCACCAGCAACTAAATTTCTTTTTGCGGCTATTGTTTCAAAAACTTGAATGCCTTTTTTCTTAATAGATGGTCCACTTGTAGGCACACTGTAAGTAGCACTTGTTTCTAAAATAGCTTCAAATATTTTAGGGTTAGCATCTGCGTTTATAATGCTAAAACCATTATTAACCGTAGAACCAGTTGACTTGATTACGAAGTTACCTGCGTATTGTATGTTTGGCTCAGCATTATTTCTTGCTGTGCTATCAGTAAAATCTATCTTTTTTTCAGCACCTGATAATGTTAAGTCACTAAAAATATCAGCCGCACCATTAATGTCTAATGAAGTTGCTTCGAGCTCGCCTGCTACTGTAACTTGGTTTTGGGCAAGCGTAATCAGGTCCTCATCATTAAATGTGCCAATTGTTCCGCTGTCTGATTTGGAAGCTGTAGGCGATCCAGCAGTTCCCATACCTTCAACAATAATGCCGCCCGCACTAGGTTGTAGTCTTATGTTTTGAGTGCTGTCATTAATTCTACCAAAATGTAAATTAGTAAGCGTTCCATTTGTTGCCGAACCGTCTATGCTCATGCCTATAAATGACTCGTGGCCAAAAAAACCATCGCTAGCAGCGCCATCATTAGAAAGAGATCCATCATCTGCGCCAGTTAGCTTACCCCTAAGCTGTAGCTTGCCAGAACTTATGGTCAAATTACCTAATCCAAGCTGTGATATATTAGCGTCTAAATATTCTTCGCCTGCGGTAGTACCGTGAGTAGCATTATCAGCATTATGATTATAGTTAGCTTGTATAACAAATGCGGGGTTTTGATAACCTAATCCTTCAGATTGAACGTGTTCATGTTGCTCTGAGTCAAAGATAATCCTTGAGTTATTTTGGGTTGAGCCACCTTTGCTGTTTGTGCTGGCATCGGCATCGTAATCGCCATCGACTTTCATTCGCAAGTCGCCTTGCTTCATGATGATGCCTTTAGCGCCAAGACCTTCTGCTACACTTGTAACTAAAGGCGGATCAATCGTGACTGTGCCAGTGATGGCCGCGTTGCCGTCAATATCAAGCGTATCGCCCTGAACTTCACCTGTTACATCTATGCCTGAAGCACGGACAATAAGAACATCGGTACTGCCATCTGGCTGGACTTTAAATAAAGAAGTATTGCCGTCAGTCCCTTTAAAAATAGTATTGTTATCTACTTTAAACTTTAAATGCCCGTCGTGTTTTATAGATGAGGCATTACTAGCACCTAGAGTTATTTCATTACCTGAACTTTCTAAATCTATTTTCTCAGCAGTTACAGTGCCTGAAGCGGTTAAGTCAGTTACATCTGTTATAGCGCCAGCTATTGAGGCAGCTCCGTTAATATCTAATGAAGTGGCCTCAACTTCACCAGCCACCGTTAATGTATTAGCTGTAAGAGTCATAAGATCAGTATCATCTGTATGACCAATAGTTGTGCCATTTACTATGACATTATCAACAGTAAGAGTATCTGTAGTAATCCCAGCTTGTAGTAAGCTAGGGTCAACAAGGGCGTGCTCGTTTAAGCGAAGTGCGAATGTATCGCCAGCAGAAAAGGTAGAAGAACTCTCGACGCTGCGGTCTATGGTGTAGGTAGTGCTAGATAAGTTAGTTACTTTAACTACTTCATAAGTAGTAGTGTCATTTACGCGTTCTATAGTCGCATAAAAATAATCACCTGCGCCTGTTATAGTAGGAAAACCAGATACACTAGATACAGTAACAGAGGTAGCATCTGCCGCTATGTCACCTGTTATTGTTGTCGCTGCTTTATCAGCAAATTTTACGCCCATCTTCTACCCCAAGGTCTGCGTGTTAAATAAATACTGGTTAAATACTAACTCACCTATAATATCTATTTCGTCTATTTGATCGTCTAATACCAACACTGCTCTTGCAAATACATTTGACGTTATGGCATTTGCATATACATTAGATGTAACTGCATTAGCATCTACAGTGGTAGTTACAACATTAGCATCTACTGTGGTAACTACTGCTTCCAGCTCTGTGGCTGCAGTAAGTGAAACAGGCATTAATTAAAATCGTCCCTAACATTAAACCTGACTAATTCGTGTACAGTTTGAATGATACCTCCATTACTGTAACTAATTTCTATCTCACCTTCATAAGTACCAGCGCTAGCGAATGTAGCTATAGTAGGCGTAAAGTCAGCCGTGCCATTACTGTCATTTTTATTAGTAGCTTCAAGAGTAGCCGCTAATGTAGTAGAGCCCACTTTGCGTATATACATCTTGACATAATCATTACCGGCAAGTGATATAGTCGCCCAAGTAGTAGAGTCTTGTGAGTCAAGCGTCTTACCTGCAGCGGCTGTGTTGCTGTCTTTCAAAGCTATACTAATAACAGGTCTAGTATCACCTACTACGTATTTGATTGTGTCTGAATATGCCATCAGTCTTCTCCAGCTAACATATTAGCGACGCGCTCACTACGTTTGCCTACCTGCCGAGCATAGTTACTATCTAATAGCTCAGTGCCAGCACGTTCAAAGTCGCCCGCTTCTATGTAAGCGATTGTTTTCTTAAATTGTTGGAACTTAGATAGCCCCATATTAAACACGAGGTTAATCACAGCTTCTTTGCGCCCTGCTGATAAGTCTAAAAACCACGGGAATGCACGAGCGCATTCGCCGGCACACCGTGCTATATCGTTCTCGAGCAACACCATAGCCTCTTCTTTAGTGATTCCGACTTCCTGGATATTTCTCCCGACGCCAATGGTTAATTTATCGGCGCTGCAGCGGTAAGGCTTCAGCTCGAGGCCCTCGTCTATAACTAGTTGTTTTTTAAGCCTTTCTAAATCAATCATCTGTTTTATGACTCGCACCAAAGTAAAAACTAGAGATGCCAGAAACCAGACCACCAAGATAACCTAATACTAGGCTAACTATCGTGTCAGAATTTGCATCCGGGGGTTGTATTGTAACTAAAAATATGTAACCGATAAACCCAAGCAGACTAAATAAGCCAAATACACGAGGTGTCCAGTCGCCTTTGTGCGCTTTTCGAGCATCTTGTACATCGGCTGTTTCTAAAGCAAACAGGTCTACGTCCATCTCTTTAAGCTTAGCTTCGAAGTCCAGCTCTGCCTTTTTGATCTCTACAAGCTGTTCGGGAGTGGCAGATTGCATGGCTGTAGATATAGATTGGGGGTCAGGTTTGCACCCTAATACAGCGCTAATTGCTTGAGCAGCCGTGCCGCCAAGCGGTCCAGCCAGTGCTGTGCCCAGTGTGGGTGCGACTGCACCTACTAAGTTTTTAATTGCACCAAAGTTCATTTCTTTTTACTCCTCTTCCGCTTTGCCATTGTGCTTACATTAGTCGGCTTACCTCCGGGATTACCAGCAGCTCGTTTTCTGGTAACGGCGCTACGTTTCTGAGCAGCTGTCATCGTCTTAGCTTTTGATCTAGGCACGCATTTGGGGTAGCTTCGCTTGCTTTTACTGGTTGATTTTCGACCACAAGCTTGGTACTTACCTTTTTTCTTAGGTGCGCCAATATCGACCCAATCGCCTTTCTTACCTTTGCCGAACCACGCAGTAAGCCCGCCTGTAGGTTTACGACTAGCCATTAGCTATACCCGCCGCCTCTTTTCTTGTAAGTGCGCACTAACCAACCGTTTGCATATGCGCTTGGGTAGACATCAAACTTACGTTTAGCCTCTGCCTTCACCCGTGCATACAAAGCTGGGTTTGTAGGTTTAGCACTTGATTTACTTTTTGGTTTCTTTTTTGCGGCCATCTTAGCATCTCCATCGTTTTCTAGCTTGACGCAACCTTGAATTAGGATTCGCAGCTGCTTTAGGGAACTTCTTCATTTGTCCAGCAGATCTAGCACAATAAGACTTACGTCTTTTTGCAGCTTTACTACCAGGTTTTACCTTCTTTGCGGTTACGGCAGTTTTAAGTTTAGACCCAGGGTTATCCCTACGGTACTTTGCCACACCTTTTTTGGTCATGCCAGCGCCTTTTTTAGTGGCTCTTTTATGCCCGCCACCTATGGTGTGGCCTTTCATAGTGCCTTTACGTTTCTTTTTCTCTGCCATACATCACCTATATTAACGGTATTCCGGTAAACGGAATGGATCTTTTTATAACCTTATCAAAGTTACCTTTATAAGTATCTTCTGCTACATCTTTTGCAAAAGACACTGTAGGGCCTAATAACGAAGCTGCGGGGTCAATTACTCCTAAGTTACCCCAGTCGTCGGCTTTACGTGCGTCTACTAGCAACTGAGCTGGCCCAAGCCAACCTGATCGTTGTACTAGTTCCCACATGTATTCTGGGTAATCCATTCGGTCAGTTCTAAAGTAACGCCAGTTACCGTTCTTGTATTTAGGTGATTCACCTAAACCTTGATACATGTAAGCTAGGCCAGTCTTGCCATACTCGCGTAACTCAAGACCAAACGCTGCTAATGGCAAGGTAGTTAGAGCTAATAAAGCAGCGGTACTACCGACTAGACCATATTTTTCTATAGGCGTAGCGCCCTCTTCTTGCCTAGTCTGCATTTCTCTATACACACCACCCATTATAGTAGACGCGTATGCATAGAAAAACGACTTCAACTGCCAGATAATCGCAAAGCGCGGGTCAGATGCCCATAGCGGACGTTGCGCAGAATCTGGGCGCATAATAGAGCTTTCTACAAAACGCGATACTGCCTCGTCCACACGCTGCCCTTCTGGGGTAGTTAAATCCCTATTGTTCTTTAACCACGCTTTTACTGTTGCGCTATCTAAACCTAACTGATCTAGATACCGTGCGGCAACTTTGCTCTTGCCGTGATTTGGGTCGTCAGCTATCTCCGCTTGGCGAATAATAAACTGCACGCCCATGCCGCTAGCAAATATTCTTGAGAAGTTAGTAAACTTAGTAAGGCCGTTCAACATGAAGGTAAACTCAGTAATCTTACGGCCTCGCTGTGTCATGAAGTCTGCTTCTGACTGCGATACGAATGCGTTAACAATAGCGTCGTTTGATACTAATCCTAAATCTTCTGCTAGTTTCTGCATGTCTGCAGCTGTAGTTCCTGGATCTGCTTTAAACTCAGATAATATGTTCTTCAAGCCTGCGGATGCAGACGCAAAGTCTTTAGAGTTTATAAGCGGGCCAGCTAAATCAGGTATAGAAGATAGGGTTGCAAACGGCAGTATAGTTACAAACTGAAATACCTGCGCGTAAGTGTTTACTACTTTAGGGTCAAACAAAGTTCTTTCTTTACCAAGAATATTTGCTTTTATAGGCTTCATAGTAGAAGACGTATAGCCTAAATGCGCTTTAACTATATCGATTGTTTCTCTGTGCGCTCTAGGGTCTTTCTCTTCTATTTTAGCTAGTTCTTGTTGGAACAGGTTTGTTTCGCCATCTTCAGACATAGTGTGACGTTTCCACTCGCCACGTTTGATCATCTTAGCTAGATAAATAACTAAGGCTGATTTATTGTCCAAAGTGTAGCTTGTGCCATCGGGGGCAACTAACACGCTGGGGTCAATGCCCGCTGTTAAAGTTCTTGCTTCTTCTGCTTTAGAAGCAGGGTCAGTCCAATCTGTGTTTTCTATATTACCTGTTTCATTTACAACAGCATCTTGGTACTTAAGTATACGGTCGATGGTTCTAGCTACTTGTACGTAGTTAAGCTCTACGCCTTGTTTAGCTCGCTCACTAAGAATAGTTTGCATAAAGTGGTCACTATTTCTAGCTATATTATTTAAGTCTAATACTACAGGCGAATAGTTCTCTTGGTAAGGTACACTGAAACCATGGCCAACTTTACTTATATAGTCTTTATAAAATGACTCTAGATACTTTCTTACCTTAACCGCTTCTGGGTTTGTAAGTTGTGCAGTTGGCGTGTCAGTAAATGCTTCAGTTAGACCTGCTTCTACTTCTGGAGTAGACAAGTCGCCTACGTCTTTATATAGCTTAGTAAGCCATTTGTTCTTTTGTTTTGTAGACGCTTTGATAAACCCTAGGCCTGCTTTTTCTTGTGACCGAATTTGCATCATGTCAGCTATTTCGGGGGAGTGTCTACGCACCATAGCATCTGTAGTACGTGCGAGCATTTCTAATGTGTGCCAGTCATTCGCTATACTATCTTTAGCGTGTTTTAGTATATATTTAGCTAAGTCATCTCTTGTGTTAGATATTCCGGCAGCTAGCTCTTCTTCTGCAAAAGCTTCCTTAGTGCTTTCATAACGGTCTTTTCCTGCAGAGTTCATTTCTTTGATGACAGCTCCTGCAAACCTAGCATCGTTGCCGCTAGTTTTGGTTGGAGACACATCTACATTAGTAGACTTACGGTGTGTATCGTAAGCGTCATTTAGTTCTTGTCTTGAAACTGCTGCAACTTGACCACCGATTGGTTGCCCCTCCAAGCCAAAACCGAATGGAGACACCACGTACACCGCGTCATCTTCGAATGACAGTATACTAGCCTGCTCAGCTTGTGTTTTAGATCTGTTATCAAAGAAACTCCTCGGTGGCGCACGCCCTCGATCTGGTTTTTGTGTTCCGCCACCTTGAGCGCGTTGACGATTAGTCATTAAGACTTCTTCCATATAAGTTCGAAAGTCTGTTTTAACGTCTCCGCCAAACCGTCGGCGCATCTGCGCATTCATCTTGTTAAAGAAGGATCTAAACTTGCGTGCTAGTCTAGCGAAATAAGCCTCGGTCTGGTTTTTTGGTTTGCCCTGTCTTTTACGGCGTATTTCAACTAAATCTAGGTGTTCAAGAAACTCTTTTCTTGTAGCGCCAGCTTTGGTCGTATTACCATCTTCATCTTGGTAAGTGTATGACTTTCTGTACTTGTCAGCAGTCTCTGCTTCAAGTTTATTAAACTCACTAGCTGCAGTTATTGCTAATTTTTTAGCGTCATTTATTGCTTTTTGCAATTCAAAAGTAAGAACCTGCGCGTCGTGTAGTCCACTAGTTTGCGCTTGTCTTGCTTCTTCTTGAAGTTTTTTAACTGTAAACTCAGCCTCGTTCATAGCTCTTATTATTGCGGCTTTCTGAGCTTGTATTTCAGGACTGCCAGTAAACGCATCTCGGTTGTAACGGCCGGTTTCTTGAGAGGAGACAGTGTATATCCACTTAGATACTTGATCTGAGTACCATTCTTCAAAGCCATTTTTCCCCTCGTATGGGTTGTTAGGTTTATTCCAGCCATCCCTGTCTTTTATAAATGACTTATTAAGGCGTGCTCTTATCTTGTTAAAGCCCTTAGACGCTTTTTCTTGCTCTAAGAAAGCGTGGCCTATTTCGTGACCTACGGTGTAAACCTGTTCAGCTAAGTTAGCTGAATCATCTACAATAATAAAGTCAGCTTCTAAGCCTTTGCCGCCAACGTAAGTACCGACTGTTGAGGTGTTTGGGTCTGCTATAACTAAGAGCTGAGTGCGTATCTGTGTAAGTAGTTTCTCAGCAGCCCGGCCTTGATCGATGTCAAAAAGGTCTTCTGTAGTATTCTGTACGTCCCTGTTTGCTTGACGGCGTACATCTTGTAAAAAGTCGGGTAAGTTTAAGCTATCAACAGGTGGTATAACGCTGCCATCGCTACCTAAAACTTCTTGTGCGGTATATATGTATACTGGTTTTGTTAAACCCAGTTCTTTTATACCAGTTTTAGTAAGGCGTTTAATTTCTTCGCCTATAGAATTAGAGAAAAAAGCTTTCGATTTTAGGTCAGGACCTTGTACAGCGGCCATTCCAGCCATCCTATTACCTAAGTTTATATTACCATCTACGTCGAAATCATAGTCATTGAGTCTAGTATTTACTAATACGTCCTTAGTAAGTTGACTGTTCTCTACTACATATGACTTGGGCCCTAGTGGTTTAACAGAGCCTGGGCGACCGATAGCACCTTCTGATCCATCAGCAGCGGTCTCAAACCCAGGTACATTTCTAGGGTCTAATCCTAGCGGGTCATGTATGTCAGTAATAGAGTCAAGTCGATCTTGTAGCCTAGTAGTAACAGCGCCGTCTTGGTTAATACTGTTATCAATCTTGTTAGCCTCACGGCGCAACGCCATAGCAAGTGTAGTCGTAGTTCTGCCGTCTTCTAAATTTATTTGTTTTGTGCCATCTGGGACAGAGTACCCAAGCATAAGTTCGTATATAGAAGGCTCTGGTGCGCCAGTAGCGTCGTTATACATCATTGAGTCTTTTGATAAGATATGTTGCATATCTTTAAAGCCTAGCAAAGTTTGAACTAAGCCGGTTACGTCAGTTGACCCGTCACCTATCATGCCAAGGACCATATCAACTGCGTCGTACTCTTCCCTAATTGCAATCAACACTGAATCTACGTCGCCAGGCGCGTCTGGATAAATCTCTCTAGTAGTAAGCATTTCTGTAATACTTACTGGCTGGCCATTAACTATAGCCGCTGTAGTGTATCGAGGTTCTTGTAAAGTTTTAGTAATAGCAAAAATTTTTCTTTCGAGTTTAGTTTTCTTTTGCTTTAGCGCCGGGGTTAAAGTCGTTCTATTAATCTCATTGTTTAAATTAAACAACTCGTCTTTGGCTTTTCTTAATTTAACACGTTGGTTGTGTAAAGTAGTAAACCCAAATTTACCAGCTTCAGCGTTATATTTTTTAAGTTCTACGGATTTACCAATAAGTTGATCTATACGGCCTGTTGGTTTAGTAGTAGTTCTTTGCGCAGCGACTGTAAACTTACCTTTGGGTGCAACAGGCGTTGTTAAATCAAACCTTTGTTCTATTTGTTTCATATTGTTATCAAAGGTCTGCTTTAACTTTAAAAACTGAGCTGGTTTGATTTGGCCTGTTTTTACTGCGACTTCAGCTCGTTTAATTGCAGCAAGCTGCCGTTCAATAGTTTCTCTTTCGACTATAGTTAAACCGCCATAGTTTCGTTTAGCTGGAGCTGTTGTTCCAGGCAACGCTTCTGCGCTAGGCGCTTCTTGTAGCAACAAAGATATAGAGACTGGCGAACCTTTTTTATCGACAGCCGGTATAAGAACGTCGTAACCTCGAGTTATAAGTTCGCCTAATATTGCTTGCAAGTTACGCTTTGCTTTTACTTGCTGGTTACCTGCGTATGCCGCGTCCTCCTCCGCTTCTTTAACACCTCTAACTTGCGCTTGGTTTATGTTCCCACCGCCTCTAGTCAAAGCAACTAAACTAGCGTTTGGCTTGCTAGGCATCTTCTCGCCTTCCTTAACTAAGAAGATATTTCTAAACTCTTGTTTAGAGCCTTTCGCGTCTCTGATAGCTATATCAACTGCTTCGGCTACAGTTACAGCTCTTTGTTGTCCGGTTTCTCGATCTTTAATAAAAGTAGTTGGATCATCAGGCCCGCGCTCGAATGCCGTCTCTTCAGTAGGTGTTATTGTTAACCTTTGGTTATTGCTTAAAACACCACCTGTAGTTATTTTAACATCTAACGTAGGATCGGCTTCTTTAGCAGTAGAAGCTGCGTTTAAGATTGCTGTATTTAATCTTTCAAAGAACGGCTTGCTAAAGTCTATTGGGTTACCGTCTTGTTCAAACTGCTGGCCAAGTACGGCTTGGAATCTAGCGCGAGCTTCGTTTGTATTGTCGTATATAACACCGGCGTCTTTTGCTTTAAATATTTGAGACACAGGCGCTGGTAGCTGCGCAAAGTCGTTAGCGTCAAAATCGCTAACTAATTTTTCTTGAGCTTGAGGAGTGCCCTCCTCTTCTATATCTACGTTTGGATCAGCATCTTGGTCAGTTTCTAAGTCAGGAGCAACAGTTGGCCCGAGGTCTTCTGGCGCTACGTTCATCTCTTTGAAGACTGGGCCTTCTTCCTCTTTTACTAAGTTAGCCCGCTCCGCTAATACTTCTGATACTGGTCGTACTGCAATAGAGCCACCTTCTGGCTTTAGCTTTTCAGCGGCTTCCATAGCTTGGTTTAGTACATTAGGTGAAGATGAATCGACACCTTGCTCAGATACAACGCGTCCTTGTTTATCTTTAACTTGTACTACTGACTCGCCGCCGCGTTTAACATCGCTGTATCCTAAAGCCCTAGCTAAAGAGTATTCGTCGGCATCTTTCTCTAAAACGTCATTCAAAGACTGTCGATTAGTAGTATATATAGTACCCCGGCCAGGTATGTGTGAAGCTAGCATTGGGACACCCTTATAGCTAATCTTACTAAACCTAGGTGCCAGTAAAACTTTCTCTGCTTTTACTGGCGGGCCTTCTCTCCAAACGGTGTCTTTTGTACTAGAGGGGTCTACGACTGCATCAAGCTGGGCTATGATTACAGATTGTGGTTCTGGGTCAGAGTAGAAAGGGCTTGCGTCTACAGGTCTACCAGAGACTTCACTCTCAACTTGCCTATCGATGCGCATTTGTCGAGCTTTGTTAACCATCTGCTCGGCTTCATAAATCACGCCTGACGTAGCATCTGTTGCGGCTTTTCCAAAAGCCTGTATGTTTTTGTTCTCAGCTACGCCGCGTTTCATGTTTCTGTAAGCGGCTTGCGCACGAGTCATTTCTTCGTACGAGCCATTTTCGTTTTGATACACGACTTTTTCATTTGCTATGTCACTAATGCCAGCGGCTGTCTCTACAACTGTGCCTACTGAAGTACCTATAGCGCCGCCGCCAATAAACCCGCTGAACGCTGCTTCTGCTATTCTTAAAGCTGCTTCTTCAGATCTGAACTGGAAGTTGGCGTCCATGTCAGCGCGGTTTAATACTGCTAAACTTTCTTGTGCAGTTTCAGCAGCACCTTCGACCGTGGCTGATTTAAGGCCAGCAGCTCCAATACGTTTTAGCGTTTCACCTGTGTTCTTTGCAAAGCTAGAAAGTAAGCTGTCTTTTATGTTTTCTTTAGCAGATTTTTTAAGTCGCTCTTTAGCTACGTCGAGTAACAGCTTAGCCATAAACGCTTCGCCGCCCACGCCTATAGCAGCTTGCATAGCGCCTAAAGCTGACGATCTTACAACTAGATCACGGTCAAGATCTCTACCAGATTGAAGACCTTCTTTTATGTTGCTACCAGTTAGAGGCTCAAACTCAGACACGAACATACCCGTCAGAGCACCGTTACGTATGAACTTGTAAGTGTTATCTGCCAGAGCGTCTTCGGCGGGGGTAGATATTTTTAATTGTTTACGTGTTAAGGAGTCTTTTATTAATTTAGAAGCTACTTCTTTAGAACCTTTTTGGCTAAGTTGCGAGCCTAAAATACCCGAAGCGGCTATTTTATTTGCCCCTACTACGCCGCCTTTTAGCCCCAAACCAAACAAGCCGCCTGTCAGCATTAGCGACATTGAGTCTATGGCGGACGGAATTATTTGGCCAGTGGCCGAAGCTGCGGATTGTAAGAAGCCATCGAACGATGGTTCATCAATTAGGTTCTTTTTAAACTTAGGTAGTTCTTTAGAAACTGCGTTCTGTTGTATCTCATAGAACTCAGCTTTAGAGAGGTTGTCACTAGGATCCATTCCAAACAAGACATTGAAACCAGCGCGTGATCTAGCACGGTCAGCTCGCAAGCCAGCGGTGCCGGCAGCTATACCATAGTCAAATATCTCTCCTATGGTATCTATTTCTGGTTTGCCTTGGGGTTCTACATAAGTAGGTCTGCTAGTAGTATCTACAGGTCGCAGGCCAGAAGTAGTGTCGGG